CCCAAAAAGAGCTCAACCCGAGATCGGGAAAGAGTAAAAATAAAATGGGGCTGGAACGCCACACAAAAGATGCGTTCCAAAATAGAAATTGTTTTTGGTACAGCCAACAGAGCGAATCATGCTAAACTGTTTTTGTTGCTCACACCCACTGGTAAGTCCTCGCGGAGCCAGCGGCACGTTAAAGTTGACCTTGCGGCCACAATAAATTAGGAGCGTAAAATAAAGATAAACTACATATTGATATTTAGGGGGGTTCTCCACGACCCTAATGGGAAGTGGAGCACCGGGGGGATTCTGTCCCTCCAGAAGTCACAAAGGTGTGACCCTCTGGTTGGCTTTGCCGTTCTGGGGAACCAGAGCGGCAATGTTAGGGTCAGAGATCCTGAAGTAATGGTACTCTTCAGGACCATCGACCATGTCGATAAGGATAGGGCGACCATCCATGTCACGAAGGTAGTACTCGTTCTCAATGAGGAAAGGAGAAAAACGGGTCATAGCCATCTGAATAGAAATGCGATCTTGTTCAGAGACACGGTGGAGGGGGTCGGACTCAGGGTCTTTCTCGACGTCAAGAGCGTACATACGGAAGTCGCTCAATTTAGCGAGCTTTTTCTTAATGAGCTCAAAGGCGGCACCTTGAGTAACCATCTCTTTCTTGAGACAGTTAAGCTCACGACCAATGGCAGGGTTCAAGAGGCCCTTCTCACCCATATAGGTTTTGAGGTCTTTAGGGCCGGAAGGGACTGTAGTTAGGCCCCAGATAGTTTGCTTCTGGGTCCACTTGAACTTGTCGTGTTTGTCGGAGGGAGGAGGGGCTGTGTACTTCCAATAAGGGGCACACACAAAATGATAGAGAGAAAAGTCATCTCCAGCAGCTTGGAAGAGGCGCACGGTGGGCGTTGCGCCGTAGACGTCGGACAGGTAAATCTCAGACATCTGAGAATCCGCATCATGAAAGTAATTGGTCTCAATCATGGGGACATTGTTCTCAAAGGGCACAGAAAACTCCATCGCAGGGTAGCGGGCGAAGTCTTGAGTGACCATGGAACGAAGGGTGTCCCACTCGGTTGCAGTAACGTTAGGCCGAACCTTTTCAGCACGAAGTGTGTAGGTTGGGTTGGCGGCGTTAGGAAGGACGGTCCATGCAATAGAACCGCTATAGCCAAGGAAGCAGATTGCAATATCCCAGAAAGGAAGGACGCCATTAATCTTGTTCTCAAACTGGATGGGAAGGGTTGGGAACGAGACAAGGCTAACCATACGCTTGGCAAGCTCAACTGGGCCAGAGGTCACGTCAGTGCTAAGGCAACCAATGGCAATGTTAGACTTGAAGTCGCAGAACTTCTCAATCTTACCGCCAAAATCGTCACGAACTGACGCCTGTTGTTCGACATTAGTCTTAATCTTCTTGGCCTTGAGAGCCTCGAAAATACGCATGGCCGAGTGAGAATCGGTTCTGCGAGAAGCACGGAGAGCAACCTGACGGGCAGCTTCCACAGACTCAGTGGTGTCAACGACACTCCAGTTGGGCGGGTACTCAGTGGGGCCAGAGAGTTGGAAGCCAGGAGCGCCGGCGAGGTACATATCGATGACGATGGTGGTAGCATCAGTCACAGCGCCACCAGTGATAGGGGACACAAGATCCACAACGAGATAACCCATAACGTTGGTCTGATTAACAACAGCATTAGGGGCGATGACATTAATAGCGATGGCAGGGTTGAACGCAGGGTAGCGCTTAAGGAACTTCCACTCACCAGTGAGGTCGACCACGGTGCTGTTGATGAAACCGACAGCATTGAGGCTGACAGGAGTAGCCGGCGGAATAAAAGCAACCCAGGAAATGCGAATACTGCACTTAGCCAAGGGGGGCATAGAGGAATAAAGGCCAATAAGAGGGTCACCTTGATAACGCTGGTGCATCATAGCAAAGTGGCCAAGAGGGGTCATCACATAAAAATCAGGGTCTGTAGGGAGGGGAAAACCCATGGTGGCAAAAACCGGAATACTAGTGATGTTACTAGCCGGGAGATTCGCCCCATTCGAGAAGGAGAATCGAGCGACACGGCCAGGTATCTTGAGGATTTCGCCCCATGTAGGTTGGGGGAGGGGTTCACCAAGAAGTGGATTACGATTGCTAATGTCAGCGTTGGGCTTAGTCGCCAAATAGTGACCCTCATTGAGACCAGAGGACCTAGTCATATTGGGCACGAGGGTTGGACGAATTGGTTGGGTGGCAGCAACCTCGGTGGGCTTGTCGAGCATAGCAGCGAGCGACGCAAGCGACTCGACACTAGAGATGATGGTGGAGATGGTCTCACCAGCACCACCACCCACCACTGAATTTGAGGAGGCTTTTTGAGCGGCCTCCTGTTCAGTTGAACTGGTCTGGGATTGCTCTTCGACCATGTAAACACGGCGGATAGCTTTGCCAAATGGCACAAATGTTTTACGAACATCGCACCATTCTTTAACACATCTCTTGCCCTCACGATAGCGTTGGTGTGCCATAGCAGCGAGAGTGCTGCAACCCTTAGGAAGAGGGGTTAGGGCGATAACTTGGTCAGTGGGACCATCAGTCTGAACCATGGTCACACTAAGGAACATGCCAATGGAAATGGCGGTGGGAGGTGTGGCTGTGGCAAAGACCAATGGGGAGTCAACAAAGATCACGGACTCACCAATGGCAGCATACGGAGCAAAACTCAACATATCGTACCAGGGTTGGCCAGAACTCCAAGGTAACTCCATAGTCACGGCAGAACCTGAAGCTGCAGAGAGGGTCATGAACTTCATGTTACGCAACATGTTGATATCAGTGGTCCATTGCTTGGAGTAATATGGATTGAAGAGCAAGCCAGCTCGACCACCAATGGTGGGATTAGTGTTCACACGGAGAGTGAGCGCAACGGTGAAACGGCCATAAGTGCGACCGAAAAGCTTGCCAACAATATAAGGAATATTGAAGAGGTCATCAGGCCAATACCAAGAAGTGAGAATACCCTCAGCAGTGGCAGCAGGCCAATCTTGGTCACCAAGGGGCCACTCCTTACGGAGGAGATCTTGAAGTCCTTGATCAGGGGTGTGTTGGAAAGGAGTGATCATACCCTCTTTACCGGCACCAGTTAACATAGTGCGAGCCAACCCAACAGCATCAACATGAGAAGAAAGGCCAGCGACAGAACGGACGCCAGAGACCGCGCTAACTTGAGCAATAACCTTATCATTGACCTGCATAGTAGACACAGTGTCAAGAATAGGGCTAACGGTAGAAGTTTCGGACTGCTCGGTGATCTCAAGAACCTTTCCAAAAACGTAGTGGTAATCCTTATTCCAAATGGTCTCAGGAACCTCAAGAATGGGACCAACAACTTCTTGGTCATCGGTAATGTGGAGAGCATGGGACCCGATGTTGTTGTTGTACCAAACTCGGTAGAGTTGCTCATAAGTGAGAGAGGAAGTGCGGAAGCCACGAGATGAGAGGCCAAGGTTGAGGGCGTCCTGAACAATCTTGAAATTGTCGGGACCCCAATCGAAAAAGGCACGCATGGATTGTTCAGCGTTTTGGTGGACAGCAGTGCGAAAGTCAGCATCCTTGGCACGGACGAAAGCATGGATATGACAAGCCACGTCAAGGTCAAGGGGAGCATGAACATAACCATTGGCATCAGCGTAAAGCCGTCGATGCAAATGGGCCGCAACCGTGGGATCAGTGTGGCGAGGGAGAGCCGCACCCTCCCGTTTGAACATGTCGGTATACTTAATACCAAGTCTTTCACCAACCAGAGCCAAAAGGTTATTAGTGAAGTCATCATTATCCGTACAAACATCGACATCATCTCCAAAGATCTTGGAGAACTGATGATCTTGGAAGCGAGAGCCAGGGAGAGGCTTGGTAAGGTGCCAAGCAGTGCGAACGATGGCACCAGTGATTATACAGTTGGTCCAAGTGGTCAGCGAAAAGCCGGACTGCCCACCATTAAAGGAATAGTAGACAGTGTCGCCAACAACAACGAAAACGATACGTTGTTGACGGGCAACCGCAAGTCCGGCTCCCGAGGAGACAAAAGGGAACTTGCGATTGATCAAGCGTGAGGTGACACCCTCACTTTCGCCAGAGATAGTGGAGTTAAGATGGGCATCGAACTTGACAGCATCGACATTAACACGCTTAGGGAGCTTCTGCTCAGCGGCGTACATCACACGACCGTCATTCGCGTTCATATCCGAACCGAACGAACAGCCATTACGATGCCGGCCACTCATGAGAGCACCAGGGAGGTGCATCGTGAAAGAGCGAGTGGCAAGAGTGGTGAGGAAGTCATAAGCGGTGACGACACGAGAAGCTTTAGGCTTACCATCTTGCAGTAAAACACGAAGCTCTTCTTTGAGGTTGGCAACCACCAACGGGGTGATTTCAACACCATCAAGGTACATCTTCTGAATCTTGTAAAAGATGGGGACGTACTTCGGCTTGAGGGTGCCTTTACCATCGACCCAATCGGCGTAATGGTACCGACCATTGTGCACGTGCTCAGTCATGGAAAAACCGGCACTCTTTTTGGGATCCATGGCAGGGACGCCCCACTCTGGGATGCCATTCATGCATTGATCAAGAGTGAAAAGAGCGTCCTGGGGGGCAAAGAACTTCGGGTCAGCAAAGCGAACGATATCATTCTCCTGTTCACGAATGGACTGTTGGAAGATGTGAAACACGTCTGCTTCAGGGACGAAGTTGACGGTTTGAACCTTGGTGAAAGGGGTTTTAGTGTCCCAGATGGGTGAAGGGGCCACTCCAGGTGGGGGAACAACCACGAGCTGATCAGTCACAGGGTCACGGAGAACAAGACCAGTGAGATCATCATAAAGGGGGCTCTTAATGATAGAGTTGTGAGTGTTTTGGTAAGCCGTAAACTCCTTAGGAACTTGACCATAGGTGACGATGTTCTCATGGATCACCTTCGTGGGGGGGAGGAAGGTGGTGTGGGACTGACCAATGACGCCAGAAAGAACGCCATCGGGAAGGGACATCAGAAAACGAGTCGCTGACTCACGAGTGCAGAATGCCACCATGGAGCAGCGGGTTACCTTGTCCCAACCGGTGTGGAAGCCGACGAGACGCTCGTGACCACGTCCAACCTTGGAGTTGCGGGTGTAGACGGGAAGAGAGCACGACTTCTTAGGAGTGATGTTGGGGCAAAGGACGAAAAGCCCAAGGTAAGCACCAGAGGGAGCATCATAATGGATAATATCCTGGGCATCACCAAGAGGATACTCGATGAGAGGAGGTTGAACCTCCTTAACTGGTTTGTCCTCAAACATGCGGAGCTCATGGTTGCGATACGCAATGACAAGGTCAGTAAGGTGAGAGATCTCAACAGCCGAAATCATGTACTTGATACAGTCAACAAAAGCTGGTAAGCTTTTGGGAAGGATCACCCAGGCACCATCAATGCCAGTCCATTTGATATACTGGACACAAAGTGGATCCTCAGTAAAATCTTTGATGTTGTGGCGCTGGACGAGCGGGTAACTCATGCCAAGTAAACCACCAAGGAGAATGGTGGGGGACTTATTGAGCAGCTTACATGCGTGACCAACGACAAAAGCAGCGTTCATGGATACGCCTGTCAAATGACATTCAACTTTAATGGTTCCTTGGAAAAAGGCAACGGGCACGACATTCTGGGAAAGTTTGTCGGCCAACCATTGAGTGTTAGTCTCTGGGATAGTGGAAGCATCAGCTTGTTGGACAGGGGCGGGGGTCATGCCAGCCACAGAAGTGGCAGCAACAATACGGCCAGCCTTGCGAGAGAACTGGGCACCACGAGACTGGTCGGACTGCTGGCTAAAGCGATAAGTGGCCCACAACTTGTTCACGAGGATAGTGAAAATGTAGGTCACGGCAGCGGTGGCGATAGCAGTACCAAACGTCTTGAGTGCGATGAGGGCGTAACTCTCCTCGCTAGGGGCGAAGGAGTCAGCCAAAATCCGATGGTAGGCACGATGCGAAGTCTCCAGACGGGGGTTAGTGAGAGCCCAGTGAGAAAAACCGGCATAACCAACCTCTACCGCCTTGGTGGAGTAAGCGTCACAAGGATCAGAACCATGAACGTAGCAGAAATTTTCATGCCTACAACATTCATTGTAAACGTGGAACTTCTTACCCTTCATAGCCTCAAGCTGTGGAATGGTCAGCTGGGCAAGTGAGACCTTAATATTCTCAGGACTCTTCATTGCAGGCATGTGAAAGTTGGCCCACATAACCTTGACATCTTGGGGAGTACCAGAGATGGTAAGAACAGGTGGGGAGCCTGCGAGGAGATACTGATGAGGTTGGACATTCATCCAATTGACGATGCGCTCATAGAAGAGCTCATTGTTATCGGGGGACCAAGCTGGATTATGAAAGTACTGTTTGGCCTCAGGACCAGCGATGGTATTAGAAAAAGTCTGCTCAACGATAAGGTCATCGGGGATGTCAGTGAAGTCAGTAATGGCACGACCGCGATCAGAAAGATTGTAACCAGTGGGCTTGGGAAAGGTCTTCTGATTAGGGTCAACAGTGAAATGTGCACGGACTGATGCCTCAACAGCATTGAGATGGTTGGTACTCCAGAGCTTACGCTTGTGGACAGCGACAGCTGAAGAAACAAACTGAGTGAAGTTGCAATGAATACCAAGGTGGTTCCGAAAATCAAAGACATCATCAAGGAGAGCCTGTGTGACAGGATTCATAACAAGTGGAATCTTAGTCTCATCTAACTGTGTGGTACCAGGGATGAAAAACTGATGATTCTTGACGGTCTGAATCCAAATACCAAGGTCAATACGGCGGGCGCCAGCGAGTTTATCACGAACTGGAAGAGAATCTGGGTTGATCCTGTTGTCCGTCATGTAAAGTAGCTCAGGGGCGAGCCAATCGATATTCTTAACGAAAGGTTGGTCAAGCATAATAGGATGTGTGGATCCAAGCTCAGAGATAAGACGAAGGATCTGGGCCTCAGCAATAGGATCAGTAATAAGAAAGGCGTCATCGGAATCAATGAAGCGTATCTTAGCTGGAGGCTTGGACTGGAAATTCCTGTTGGGGTTCCAAGTGAGAGTGGTAGTGGCAATGTCATCACTGATGCCAAGGGCAGTGGCATAAGCGGCCTTAAAAAGGCGGCGGACAATAGACTTGCCAGCACCAGACTCACCAAAGACATGAACAATGTCAGTTTGGTTGCGGGGGTCACGGTAATTGGCCGATCCAGCCTGATTGGAAAGCCAAACCGTGAAGACCTCAGTGAGGGTCTTGTAGTTCTTGACCAACTCATCAGGGGCCTTATTGGCGAGAGCGAGTCCCAAGGCAGTTGAATTGTCAACAATAAGAAGGCTGGCCTCCTCAACGTGGTGACGTTGAGGGGACACAGTGGACATGATGACATTCATACGACCTGTGAGAGTCGCAATACGCTCAATAGCCAGACGAGTTTGTTGGTCAAACCAAGGCTTTCCAGTAACGAAAAGCCAGACGGCATCAATGGCGCCCTTGATCATACGGAGAATAAATTCACCGAAATGCTCAAGATTGCGAGCGAGCGTAAAGGCAGCATTCATAGCTACCAAACTGGCGAGAATGGTCTTAGGAGTGAACTCAGGTAGCTGTCCAACTGTATAGTAATGAAGAGCGGAAAAGAGTCCAGTGACAGACATCCATGAAGCTTCCTCATCCTCAGGAGATTCAATAGGGACCTCAGGCTGTTCAACAGGGCGCATCATTCGTTTCTTGAATTGTTGCACGAAGAATGCGATACCGTCAATGACGGCAGTTGTTAACATGGAGTAAGTGAGAATCATGCGAGGTTGCATGAGGGCCCACACGATGGGGTCATCAATGAGAGCAAGGACGAGTACGTCGGAAAACATACATATGAAGTCCTTGAAACCACCGGGAAAAGCAGCGGAGAGCATGCTACTCTTAACCTGGGTGATGAAGTTGTCAGCCTCAGCCTTGAGTTTGGCAGGCAAGGTCTCAACAGAAGCGGCGAACTTTTCAACCAAATTGCGAGTGTCATCATCAACACCAACGTTGACGTTGGGTTTAGAGCGAAGAAAGTTGGGGATCCAACGATCAGCCCAGGACTCAGTCACTGCAACTTTGGCAGGTGGCACGGTGGCAGGGACCGTGATGCCATTGGAAGCGGGGGGCGCGCCCTCAAAACTGGAGGTCGCAAGGGCAGCAACGGTGGGAGAAACACCTTTGGTGGGGGGAGGTGGAGTAGGGTCTGGGTTCTCGTAAAGGGGAACCTGGTAGACTTTACCATTAACCATATAGAAGCGGTCAGAGGCAAAGTGAGAAATCAAGGGCTCATTACCGCCATACCTGGGGTAGACAGAAACGAGGTAAAGCTTCTTGAAGTCGTCGAGGAAAATATCGACGAACTCCTTACGGTCTTGCTTATAGCGGGCAGTAAGCGAGGCCTCATCAAGGCTAATAGCCTTGGACTCACAGTCGAGCCAATAGTTCTTGACTGCGCGAGCGAGTTTGGATCGACCAATGAATTGATCGAGATTCTGACGCCAGGCAAGACGGATCTTGCCATGGTCCTCGTCAGGAAGAACACTCTTGAGCTTATCAAAAATGGTAGGCTGGGGAGCATTCATGCTGTTATCGGACGAGGGCTGAGAGCTAAGTCGCATAGATATATGCGGAGATTCAGAGCCTGTCGGAGCCGAAAAAGGGTTCCAATTTTGGAACGTATCAGCAGGGAGGGTGGACGAAGCAGCGACACGGGTGTCGCGCTGAGGGGTTTGGGGGGTTTGTTGTTGTTGTAAGTCAGGATTCATAATGGGGGGCAGTCTTTTTCGAAAATGTTGTAACGGATTATCGTGCCGTAAATTTTCCTGTTGTATGCACGAGCAGAGCTACGCGACGCATCAATCGAGTCAACGACAAATGTTGTGTGGGCGCTCGGGCCCAGTACATGAATGGTGTTTTCAAGGTCCCTGGTATAGGACAAACTTTTACACAAAAAGTGAGGTTGCTAAGAAATAGCGAAGGGTAGTTGCAAATTGCACAATAAACTTTGGCTAAAAGGGCGTTGGTTCAACTAAATATAAATAGGAGCACAAAAGTGAGTATACGGCGATCAGAAAGGCGTGCGCGTTATACCGTTGATTGCGGTACCATATGAGTGAGTAATGTTGAGTACGGCCTGATACAGGCTAAGTTAAATTGTGTTGTTCACCCGGGAAGGGGTTAGTGCGGAAAATCCAAAAATTTCTATTAGCTCGGGTATGAAACCGGCTAAATACCACTATAGGGGGTTGCCTGTGTGTATATTGAAACGTGCTAATAAAAGCGGAATAATGCGGAATGAACGGACAAGGTCTCGATGCGATCTATGATAAGAAAGCTGAAGTTCCTCTGAACGAACAAGGGGTGTTAAAGAATAATAATAAAAGGAAGTCCATAAAAAGTGGTTTTACGTTCCAAATGTAAAGTAGGGATACAAAAGGTATGGTGAGCTTACGTAGTCAGCGGGGGGACAAAGCAAAATATAGAAAAAGAAATGAATGTCTTTGCTTATGTGTTGTTATTCTTATGAAATGTTAAACAACAATAGAGTAAAAATGCAAATAAGTGGTACATAAAGATTAATATAATATAAAAGGCTTCCACGAAGGGGGAACAAAATCACGAGGTCAATAAAAAGAGGTCTAGCAGCCGAAGCGACTAGCAGCAATGAGAGTTGAAGCAAGTAATAAAAAGAAGTGTGGAGTAGGTAGGGGGTAA